AGACGCCGAGGGCGTCGTCCAGCCCTGCCAGCAGCCCCGTCACCGCCGTCTGCGCGTTCTCGAAGGCCCGACCCATAGTCGTCGGGATCGTCTCGAACTTCGCCCCGATCTCGCCGGACTGGGAAAGGATCGCCCGGAAGACGTCCTCCGAGAGCACCTTCCCCTCCAGCACCATGGCGCGCAGCGCGCCGAGCGAGCCGCCGGAAAGCTCGTCCGCCAGCGCCTTGGCGACGAGCGGCGTGTTCTCGATCACCGAGTTGAACTCCTCGGCCCGCAACACCCCGCCCGCGAGGCCCTGAGAAAGCTGCCGCAGCCCGTTCGCCACCTCGTTGGCCGAGGAGCCGCCGATGGCCCCGAGCTTCAGGAGGTTCTCGGAGAACTGCACGACCTCCGAATCCGCCGCGCCGAACTCCGCCGTCGCCAGCCGCATCTGCGCAACGAGGTCGTTCGTCGCGGCGAGGCTCGTTCCCGTCCCCGATGCCGCGCCGAAAACTCCGCGCACCAGCCCCTCTGCCCGTTCCGCCGAACCAGTCAACGCCTCGAACCGGCCCTGCATCACCCGCACCTGCTCACCGGCAGAGGCTGTGCTCTGGGCGAGCTTCCCAAAGGCTGCTGCAAGAGCGATGGGACCACCGACTCTCGCGAGTCCTGCTGCAAGGCCAGAGCCAAATCTACCGCCAGCAGAAGAAAGCCTTCCATCAAGTTGAGACGCTCTGCTTTCTATGCTCCTCGCATTACGATCAAATTCAGACCTCGTCCTCTTCATTGCAGAATTGAAACGATCAGCATTCGCTTCTATCCTGACTTGAAGTCGAGCAAAGTCATTCATCTGGGTAGCGCTCCATCATCTCTTCAAGCCAAGCGACATCATCTTCTGTTAGGGCTCGCCCGAACGTTCCGTTCGCCTTGCTCCATCCCTCGAATGCCGCCACGAAGTCGTAAAGGGTCGCTGATCTTACTTCCCAAGGTCGCCAACCCATTGCACCGCCAGCAACCAAGTAATGTCGAATCAGGAACCTTCCGTCTGGCTCTTCTTTTTCGTGGCGGCGTCGGAGTTTCCCTCAGCAACACCTTCGAAGGCTGCCTTGAGCGCTTTGAAGGCTGCGTCTTTCGACTTGGTTATGCCTTCTTTGTCAACCAGCTCTTGCACTTCAGACAAATCTGACGATTCCAGCCCGGCCCGAATTGTCGCCATAAGCTCTGAGACAGTGTAAAGGTCTGTCGCCAAGGCATTCAGAACCACCGCCGGAGAGAAGCCACCATCGGAAATCTGCTCCAGAGCTCCGATGGTTATCCTGAGGGTCTTTCCCCCAAGCAAGACGTCCCCGCGCATCACACTTCAGCAGTGAAAGAAGGTGCGCCGGCGGAATCGAGGGTGATGTTGGCGGTGATGGTGTTGTCGTAGGAAGCTGTGATGCCGAAGTTGGTCACGATCACAGGAACAACATAAGTGCCGAGAACGGGAATGATGATCTGATAATTTGTCACCAGATTTGTCCGGAAATCAGTCTCAACACCTTGGATCTGACTCTTCTGCTCCGTCTTGATGATCAATTCACCCGAAACCTGAAAGGTCTTGGCGCTGTTCATCGTCGTGCGCCAGAACGTTCCATCGACGTCAACGTCGTCAGCCGAGGTCGTATCGACTGGGTTTCCATTCATCGTGACAGAAGGAGAGCGCATGCCCCCGATCGTCGTGAATGCCTCAGTCGGGGTCGCCCCGTTACCACGCTTGATGAGAAGCCCTGCGCCGGGAATTGCTGCCATGATGGCCTCCTTGGGTTTTAGCCGATCGTCTCGGCGTCGATAGCGCTAAACCGGACGGTGAACCGGGTTTGCAGCGCGAAAAGCGATAATTCTGCAACCTCTCCGACGCTGAATTGCATCGCAGAGGGTCGGTGCTCGACCATTTCATCCCAAGGAGAGCCTACTGCAGACAATATTCTGCTCTCGACCTGGGATGAAATGTCATCCAAAACTTTGTCAGTCGCGTCTTTGCCGTCTCTTCCGTAGGCAAAGATTGTCACATCAACTGTCATCGTCCTGAAGGTTGACAACCTTCCTTCGTCTAGCCACTCTATCAACTCGCTTGAGGTCGTTATGTTGATGGCTGGACACTCGGACTGAGAAAAATCTCTGACTCTGCTCTTCGAGAGCGTTATCACACCGGTGATCCCGGTCAATTCAGCCTCGAAAGCGTCTCTGACCTGTTGACGAATGTGCGCCATCAGCCACGCCTCAACTCTATAACAGCCATGCCTCTTCCGTCAAATCCGGGAGAGCCGCAAACATAGTTCGTTCCACCCACCGAGACGATCGCTCCGTCTGTTATGTCGTGAGCTTCTGTCGCTTTTATCCTGACCATGACTGTGTGGATCTGGCCACCCCTGTCAAAAGCAGAATCCCTGTCTGCCTCTCGCCTGAAGATGGCTGTTATCTCTCTCGGGCTCCCGCCGACTGGCGTGATTGTAACAACCTCCCCGAAAGTTGAGACGAAAGTTTCGGGGAGGTTATCGAAGATGCTCACGATCAGATCGTGACTGCCGTCGGCGCTGAGCCATTGAGCACGACAGAACCTGTCGCGGTCGGGTTGGCAGCGTCCTTGGCAGCAAAGCCGATGAAGATGTTGCCAGCAGTAATGGCAGTAGTCGCCACTGCACCACCGACAGCATTATCGTCCCAGTAGATCGCCTGACCCTGAGTCCAGGCCTGAGCCGAGACCTTGGGGAGAGTGAAGACTCCGCAGCGCTGGACTTCGACACTGTCCCCGGCGTCTGCATTGTGAAGCGCGACGCCGAAGCACACGCCGACGCGCACTCCAGAACCAGAAACGACCCCGCCAGACGGAGCAATCAGGGGAATGACGTCCCCTGCCTGAGTGTAGTTCTTGGCCATCTCGGCCTCCTTTCCGATGTGCGTTATGAAGCCCCCTCTGAGGGGGCTTCAAGGATCAGGACTGCGGATTCTTCCAGGCGCCGCGATAGTCGGACGCCCCGAGCCCGAAATCGTGCTCAAGCGTCAGGGACATTCCCTGCCGGCCGAACGGCTCTTCCATCCGCAGACGCGGCGCCTCCGCCCCGTTCAGGTAGCCGTAGACGAAGCAGGCCGCCCCCGGCGTCGCCGGATCGGCGAAGAGATACCATGGGTTCGCCGTCAGGTGCGCCGTGGTGACGACCTGCATCTTGCCAGAGAACGGATTGACGTTGCCGGCGGATTCCGGGCCGATCGGCGCGACATGCTGCTCCGCCAGCGTCTCGTGCTGCGGCGGAACCACCAGATAGCGCGGGGCCACGTTGATCTTCTGCCCGCCGAGCGTCGTCTGGGAGCGGATCGCCGCCCGGCCCGCCGCCAGCGTGGTGATGGAGATTGCCGCGCCGGAGCCGGCGAGATTGCCGTGATCCACGTGGAACACCCGCTTTCCATCCGAGAGCACCGTGGCCGCCGCGTCGAAGAAGGCGTAGAATTTCGACTCCTCGAAATGCGCGATCGAGGCGCCCTGGTCTGAAAGCACCTGGTCGATGGCGTTCATGTCATCGTTGACGATCATCTCGCGGCTAAGCGACATGCCGATGCCGTAGGCCGAGAGCACCGCGACCTCGCGATTGTCGCCGAACGTCCCCCACTTGATCTCCCCGGCCTGGCCGACCGGCTGGAGCTGCGGGAAGTCGCCCGTGCGCACCATCGGATGCGGCCGGAAGTCGTTGAAGTTCCGCTGCCGCGCCAGCATCCGGTAGGTCGGCTCCTGCCGCTGGTAGCGCTCAAGCAGGCCCTTGTTCAGGGCGTTCTCGAAGATCCCGACGAAGTCGGAGGTGGTGTGAAACGCTGCCATCATCACGCGCTCGCGGTCGGCGTAGCGGATGAGGGAGCCGTCATGGCCGACAGCCTCCGCCGCCATCTCGACAATCCCCTTCGCCATGTAGGGCTTCGCCACGTCGTCCGCCGGCGCGGCCCGGTTGATCCGGGCGAGGAGTGCGGCGGACATGCCGACCCGCATCGTCTCGCGCTCGTCCCGCAGGATTCGCGCCGTCGGCCGCGGCGCGTAGCCGGAATCGCGGCTGCCGGAGGCGTCGGCCCACATGTCGATGATCTTCGCGCGGGACTGGTCGATGGTCAGCCCGTCCGCGATCATCTGCGTCGCCGCATCCGGGTCGAGTCCGGCTTTCCGCACGGCGGCCATGATCGCCGTGCTCCGCTCGCGCTCCACCTTCACGGCTGCGGCGGAGGCTGCCTCGGCTGCTTTCG